GATACCACATTTATCTGTCCATGATGAACTTATTTTTAGCATCGACAACGCAGAGATTGCTTTTGAGATTCAACGAGTGATGCAGGACACGTTTAAGGGGCTGACTGATATACCAATCAGGACAAAGCCAGAGTGTGGGGTTAACTGGGGAGAAGTTAAACTATTGGAGGCAATGTGAAAAAGATTTGGAGTCGTATTAGGGCAATGTTCTGTCGTCACCCCAATAAAAACCACCATCTCCATAATATAATAACCGAGGATGGATTTACCATCACTGTGGGATGGGAAGATTGTCGGGACTGCGGGTATAGTAAGATAAACTTTTTCTACGGAAATTAATGGAGGCAGCATGACATGTAACGAGTGCGGTGGAATGATGATTGGCGACGGGGTAACGGAACCTGTCAGGTGCGAAAACGCGGAAGGGTGGGAAGACCACGAGCCCGACTGTAACCCAATTGACTGCATAATAAGCATAGAGGAGGTGTGGAAAGATATTCCAGGATACGAGGGCATATATCAAGTATCCAATACTGGGAAAATAAAGAGTTTATATGGAGCGCGTGGGAAACTTCGTAAGGGACCGGGAGGAAAAATATTGGTTCCGATGACACAAAGAGACAGATACCCCCACGTTACACTGTGTAAAAACGGCAAAGGAAAACATTTTACGGTACACAGACTGGTGGCCTTAACTTTTCTTGGCCCTCGTCCGGAAGGCCAAGAAATAATGCACATAGACGGGAACAGGAAAAATCCGGAATCTACCAATTTAAGATATGGCAGTAAATCGTGTAACATGGCGTTTACGGTAGACCACGGTACAAATAAAGTAAACGGAAGAAAACTTGACGGGTATAAGGCAAACAGAATAAGAGAGTATCTATCTGTGGGGATAACCGTCTCTGAGTTAGCCAGACACTTTGCAGTGTCCCGCACCACCATACTGAACGTCAGAAAGGGCAAGAATTATAAAACCACTGGAGGCGAAAATGCTGAATGAAGTCAGGTTAATAGGCAATTTGGGACAAGACCCAAGAATAAACACCAATTCAAAGGGAACGATGGCCATGTTTTCAGTTGCTACCACTGAAAAATGGAAAGATAAGCGAACCGGCGATTGGCAAGAAAAGACCGAATGGCACAAGTGCGTGGCTTTTGGTTTCCCGGCGGAATACGCGGAAAAGAACCTGGAACGAGGGTTCACAGTTTTTGTTGCCGGTTCGATGCAGTATGGAGAGTATGAAAACCGGGACGGCATCAAGATCCCCACGGCGGAAGTGAAAGTACAGCGGGTAAAGCTGCTGTCTAAGCCCCAGGGACGAGGGGAATACGCCCCGGCAAGTGAAGAAAGATACCCCAGTACCGGGGAAGATGTCCCATTTTAAGGAGACAGCATGAAGTGTGATAGCCTAGAGTGTTGTTCAGAAGCCGTGGCCAAAACCAAAGACACCAATAGGAGTTTTTGTGTGGAGTGCGCCATTAAAATAGCGAAGCATTTTGGCCCGGATACCATGGAAACTCTGGAAGGGGCAAAATTTCCGTGGGACTACCCGGCAGACCGGACCTGCCCGCATTGCAAGGTTGGATACAATCAGTATCTAATCAATCTTACCGGGGACTGTCCATCCTGCAAGAAACCCCTGCCGGAATACACCAATTCCTGGGAAAGGAAAAAAGTTACATACGCCGAAGGGCGTCACGATTGACCAACCACCACACATTTTAAGGAGATCTACCATGAAAGTACACGTAATTTACGGCGGGCAGTTTGGCAGCGAATCAAAACGGCTTTTTACAGAGTTTTACTGCCACCAGTGGAAACCGGGGGCTATCATCACCAACGCTATGCCCAATAGCGGGGGATTTGATAGCACAGCCACCAAGTGGTCTACCCTGCCGATTGGCTATCCGGCTGTTATGATGATTTCCCCCGGTTCCGTGATCGACCTGGACCACCTGCAGAAAGAAATCACCCAATTACCAGAAGGGGCACGGGTTGTTATTCATCAGAATGCAGCAGTGGTCCAGGACAGGCATTTTTCTACTGAGAAAGATTTCGTCCGAGTCGGATCCACCATGACCGGGGGTGCGGCAGCAGTGATTGAGAAAATGGGCCGTGACCCAAAGGGCGAGATTATTCTTGCTAAGAACTGTATAGAGGGTACCGTGAACAATGAACAGTGGATGCGGGAAATGCATTCACACGAAAAGGTCCTGGCGATATGTGCACAGGGCCACAGTCTGTCGCTCAATTTTGGATTCTGGCCATACTGTACTAGTAGGAATACTAGTCCTGCTCAGGTTATTGCCGACGCAGCCATTTCCCCGCTGAGAGTTGAGCGAATTATTGGCTGCTTCCGGACTTTTCCGATCCGGGTATCCAATCGGTTTGACGAAAAGGGGCACATGATCGGGTTTTCCGGCCCTTGTTATTCTGACCAGGAGGAACTTACTTGGGGCCAGATCGGGGTCCCGGCGGAGCTTACCAGTGTAAGCAAAAAGGTTCGCAGAGTATTTTCTTTTTCCGTTAACCAGTTAATGGAATCGATTCAAATGAATGGGACCACGGACGTTTTTCTTGGTTTCATTAATTATTTGCCCGCTGGCCTGGAACAGGAAGACTTTATTGACTTGGTGAAAATATCGGCATGGTCATGCGGGGCCAGTTTATCATGGATCGGTTGTGGCAAAACTATCAAGGAAATTGTGCCCGCCGATAGTTATGAACGGAATGTATCCTGGGTTGATTAACTCTTAATCGGGGGTCTTTTGACCCCCTTTATTTTAGGTGATGTAATGGAAGAACCATTATCTATCAACGAACAGACCCTGATGGAACAATTGGACGAGCAGGAAAAAGAAAATCTGGCTTACTACAAACAAGAGACTCCGCCGCCATGGGCAACAATCGTGCCGTCAGCAGCAGAATTAGAAAAGAAAAATAGAGAAGAGGCCCTGGCGCGGAAAAACCGGAAATGGGACGATGGCAAACTAAAATACAGCTTAATTTTGCCGGGGTTCCTGGAGCTGATGGCAGAAATCCTTACACGGGGGGAAATTAATCACCCATGCGAACCGGACGGAACTCCCTCTTGGCAATTGGTGGAGCCCGAAGCCTATGAAGATGCCCTGTTTCGCCATTTCCAGGCTTATCGAAAAGGGGAGATAATCGACCCGGATCCCAAAATGCCGACCGATCATATGGGAAACATCGCCGTTAACGCCATGTTCCTGTGGTGGTTTAATCAACAAAAAGAAGGGTACATGTCGTGTACAGATACCGTAAACGACGATTAATTTTATGGGTGAGTAAATGAATAAGGCAGGAATACCAACAACCAAAGAAGAAGCCGAGAAATTCACTTACGGGGGAAAGTGGGGGTTCCCCCATATAAGCAGCCGGTGCGCTTACCCGGTGTATGATTGCGGATCAAAGAGATATTTACAGTGTTCTAATGGCACGGGGCACGGACCAGATCAACTTTTTTGTAAAGGACATGGTGACAAACTATGAACAGCAATTTTCCCGCACCGTTCGGAACGTGTCCAGCGTTAAGGGCAGCAATTGTGCCGCGCTGGGCAATCATCAAGATGGCCAGAACTCAATCAGTGGCAGAACACTCGTTCAATGTGGCCATGATCACCAGGGCTATCTTGTCCAATTTTATCAAGGATCAGTTGGATGATAATGCGATTATTGTCAAGGCCCTGGACCACGATTGGAAGGACGAAATTTATACCGGCGATATTCCTTCTCCGGCGAAACCGGTAAATATTCCCCTTGCCCAGGAAGACAGAATTATCAAGCTGGCGGACGTGATCGAGGCTTATATATTTGCCTATCAAAACTGTATTGATACCCTTGTCGTCAGGGTATGGGTTATTAAAGGACTACAAGAACAAATCAATTCCTGGGCCGTGGCCCTGGGAATCGAGAATATCTGGTTATTTATCTGCAATATCGGGGGAATAGATGAATAAGATTCTATTTGTGGATACGGAAACAACCGGGCTCGACCCCAAGATCAATGGCATACATCAGATCGCCGGTCAAATCGTTATCGACGGCAAAACGGTGGTAGAGGTTGATTACAAGTTCAAGCCCCTGCCGACCGAGAAAATCGACCCGGAAGCCCTGGCCGTTTCTGGTTTGACTGTGGAAGAGGTCATGGCAAGACCCCTGGACAGTTTCACAGTTTATAAAAAAGTTGATACCCTGCTGGCCACCCATGTCAATCGTTATGACAAACACGATAAAATGGTAATCGCCGGTTACAATTGCAACTTTGATGCCGGTTTTATCAACGAATGGTTTCAGAAGCACCGGAACAAGTATTTCTTTGGGCTGTGCCACGGGGGGGCATACCTGGACGGATTAAACATGGCCCTGATGCTGGAAATCAAGACGGGCAAACGGCTGTTTATCCCGGACCGGAAATTGGGGACCGTGGCCCAAACTTTGGGCATCCCCCTGGACAACGCACACGATGCCCTTGCCGACATCCAGGCCACTCGTGACGTTATTAAAACTCTGTGGAAAAGGCTGGGGCTATGAGTGAGAAGAACCTGTGGAAGTGGATCAATAGCAAAATGAAAGAGGTGCCAAGTTGGAGGTCCTGCCGCCTGGAGAATTGCAGCGAAAAGGGGATTCCTGATTCTGTTGTTTCATTTATCCCCGGACGCGGAGGGGCACGGGTAACGGCTTTCATTGAACTGAAAGATTGGTCAGAGCCAAAAAAGCACCCCCTGCTGATAGAGCAAAGAAACTTTTTGTCTGATTTTGGGGGCATGGTCCTGATCAAGGCCGAGAATCACATCATCCTTTGCTACGAACACGGTCTACACCCCCTGTTGTTGTGCGACGTAAACTGGGCCATGCGAACCGGCCACACCATCCCAGTATTAGAGTTTAATTCGCCCTGGTTCATGGCCCATATCATACGGTGTATGTCGTGATAGTGGGTTTACCGGTTTTTTGAACCACAACCCCGGAAACCATGATCAGGTAATCCCCGGTAGTGACATTTTTATCAGTGAAGGATGTGAACTCTCTACCAACCGCATCCTTCACTTTTATTTTCCCGCCCCCAAGTATTTCAGTAACCTCTACTATTTTCATTGCGGTATCTCCACGGACATGGTGGTGTTAATGCTGGCAGCTTTGTTGGTTACTGTTACAACTGAACTAAAAGAAGTGACCATCCCAAACAGCTCGGTGCCCATATATAGTACCTTTATTATTGATCCGGGCTCAATGTAATCATTGCCAATCAATTGCATAGACAAATTGACCACATTTTGCCCATTGGCGTTTATTTCCTGCCTACCAATTTCTAGCAGAGACTCGGGCAATTTTAAAAATGTATAAACATCCGGCCCTGGTTTGTCTGCCGGGAGTCGTTGTACAATTACGGCCATATCATGCCACCTTTGATATATAAAATACAATAGCTATCGGGTAACTTTCATCCTCGGCCAACACCATGTCCGGAACAAATAACTTATATATTTTTACTTGATACGTGGTCGTTATCTTCGCCATAAACGGGGTTTTGGCAATATCCCCGGTTAAAGATACTTGTCCAAACGCACTGGCGGCAGCCGACACTTTTCCGGGTCTACCCAAATACTCCAAGGAGTAAGAATTTGGTATTACTGGCAAATCATGAACGTCGGCATCTTCCGCTGTTCGTCCAGCAAATAATACACTGGGATCAATTTTTTCCCTACTTTCGACATTGTAAAATTGGATTGACCCATCAGTAGGAACCACTGAGTCAATAACAATGTTACTTGAATGATTTACCGCGATATAAGCAACAGACCCGGGGGTTATTGTTGTGGTGGGTTCGCCCAAGTAGTCTACATTAAGTATTTCATCCAATTCGGCTTCAAAAAGGTAATCGTCAAATGTGGAGCCATCGCTAGACCTAACTATAATGGAACCCTCAAAATTTGGCATAATTAATAACTCATCAGTATATATTGTACATTTTCTTTATCGGTACCGGTAACAGCCCATAACCAATACCGCGTTTTGTATCTTATCATGGCCATACTACTGGCCAAACTAGCAACCGACAAGGAGCCATCTTCAACAAACACCGGGATTCCCAGATCAATTCGGGTGCCGTAATCAACAGAGATTGTGCCGTACCACGGTTTTTGCAATTTTCCGGATCCGTTTTTTATTTCAACTTCTTCCTCAATAATTTCCTCGGTTATACCTTTGGCCTCTACCCAGACATTGGTTAATTCGGATGTTGTAAGGTATACTGGCTTATTGGTCCACGGCACAATACTGGCCATGATGTGATCCAGGATTTCACTTATGGCCTTCGATTCAAGAACATATCCACCTGTTGCGGCTTGATTTGATACAAAGTATTTGTTATACCCCTGCCGTTTTTCGGAACCCCATTCACACGACGATACTTCTTTTATGGCGTCAAGTGTTGCCGTTATTGTGGATACATTATATTTATCGGTATTTACATTGTGGGACGGTATAGCCCTGATTGTTCCGTCCGGAGAAGTTTGTACCACGGCTCGAAATTCGTTTACAATTTTCTTTATGGCCCCCATCGGGGATGACCCAGCAATCTGCACATCCTTGGCCGTAATGGACTCATCGGCAGGGATATACCAATCAATTGCTTTCCCGTCAATTCCCGCAATTGCGTCAACTACATCACTGCAGAGACCATTAACCAGTAAATCGTCCTTTATTTCGGCGGCATGGGGGAAGTCAAGTGTTACAGAGTGTGACCTGCCGCGTATTCTAAACACCGGTTTACCCGGCGATTCCGCCAGATATTTTTCAACCACCACAAAGTTATATGTGTTGGATTCGATGGTTAAAACAATTGGGTCCAGATAATTTATATTTTCCCATGATTGTTCATTATTGATTGTTACATCACATGACCCACAATACTCGTCCATCGAATAAGTTAAATTAAAACCCCCAGAAGCGACAACGCCCCCGGCGATATTAACGGATGCCGATATTTGGCCACTGGCACCGCCCAACGCTATAGCATACCTTTCCCTAAGAGCGGATAACAACTTATTAAAACCATTTAAATCATACACTATATCAGCATAATTGACCAATTGGTCACCAATCAGTGAATACTTGGCATCTGACCGGGACAGAAGCGAAGTTAACAGATTATAGGACTCAGTTAGGGTGTTCTGCACCACGGGGTTGCTGCCATACACCTCGCGCAGAATTTTCTTTAATTCCGCCGCAGCCCCCCAGTATTGATCAAGTTTCGCCAGCCGCACCGGCACATCGCCGTAATGTTGGGCAAGCAGGGCAAGAAGCTGGAGACCATAGAGCTGCTCGAGTTTGGCGAGGAATGTGGTCGTCAGGTGGTAGGGCTGGTCGAGCGGGAGACACAGTGTGCCCTCGAGCTGGTAGGGCTGGGATAGTAGCCGGATCAGCGTGGTGTGGTCTGGGATTGTCGGGGCGGCTGATTTATAAAGATGATCAGATGGGAGATAATCCTGCAACCCCCATTTCCAATGGGAATACCCCTCCCATAAGACTATTATTTCATCTGTTATCGCTCCATCATACAAGAGCATTTCAGCGATATCGCCATTGAACGTCCCAACTGTATTGTTGCTGCCATCTACATAACTGCCGAGTCGAACCTGCAGACTGTTTGATAATGATTGTGTACCGACTGCACTGGTAGTAGATTGTAATGTCGCCCCGTTTTTTCGGTATTTCCCGGTCGCCCCACGAGGAGCCGTAGAGACAAAACTCTGCCACGTCGTTGTGGCAGTTATTGCGGTCATTGGTGCTGGTTCCCATCTTTCTGCGCCGTTGTAGAGTCGCAGGTATGGGTCATCTGTCCCAAACCCCACAAACCACCCGATATCATAACCGCGAGAACCAAGAAAAATGTTAACAGAGGCTGACAACGCGGCTGGTTTGATTATTGCCAGCACGGCAAAACTACCCGTCGAAAATTTCAGCGCATAATCTGTTGCGGTAGATCCTGGAAAAATTAAAGAATCGTTTGATCCATCAAAACGGGCGACGTCCAAGCCATTCAGTTCAGCACTTATGAGCGCAGGTTGAGCGGCGTCAGTTGTGTTTGCAGGGTGTCTTCCGTTACCGGATTTATCCCTCCATTCTCCGATTCCGGTATCGATAGTGATGGTGCTGCTATCGCTTGCATCCAGCCACAGGGCAACTGCAGTACCAATTTCTGCCGGTGTCCACAATGCCATTATTTATTCCCCCTAACGATATACTCGGTATGCCCACACATCCCCTCACTCCACGGTTGATCCGTGGCCGGACGATTCTGACACTGAATGGCGTGGGTGGCTGTCTTGGTGCGATCCGCAATGGGGAGTGGTACAATCACTGCGGGTTTTCCGCAGATGGCACAGGCGATTATGTTGTCCGGACGATGACGCGTTGCCGGTTTAGCAGCAGATACAATCAAAGACTCGCTCCGTGATGCTAACTCAATGTCAATCTCCTTAGTCAGCAAGACAAGATCAAGCCCAGCCACTTGGGCGGAGACAAGAAGGCCCCTAAAATTCTGTATATCCCGTAAGTTCAATGTTTTTAACATTTCCATTCCCAAAACCACCGGTAATGATGATTTGTTACTGAGTATATATAACCATTATCATGTAAATACGTAAAACAAACAGGATTATTCAGGTGGTAAGTAGGCCACTCCAAGACGGGGTATCCCGAAACACACCCAAAATGGGTTATGTTAGAAGGATCATACTGTTCGAAACAGGTTTCATAGGTACTTTGTAGAAAAAAATATGTCCTGAATGAAATCCTCTCTTCCAACCAGTAACGCCCTTCAATCATATCAAAATCGTGATCACCGTACGCACTTGAGTGAGTCCAATTACTCATATCCCCTGACAAAGGACAATCAAAGTTTAAATATGTACCACCAACCCACTTCCCAACTGTTGACCTTACTCCAACATCAACCACAGAACATCCATCGTCCACGTGAATCGGCCCATAACCACAAAAATTTGGACCAGCATAAACATATGTAAGAGGAGTATTTGTTTCCCCATCACGTAAAGTGTGATTGGCATCTAACCACAAATCTACGCCACGCACTGACCATTTATAATTACCAGAACCCCCGATAACACCAACAATACCAGAAGTATTTGGAGTAAGTACATCTACCGAATTGGCTATATCTTTGACCATGGGTTCAACTTCGTCGCAGCAATTATGTGGAACAATCTTCGTTTCCGTGTAGCGGGTACCACAGCCTGCTGGGGTGATCGGGCCGAGGCCGATGAACTCGATCGGGCCCGGCCACTCGGCGGTCATCCTGGCGACAGTGGTCTCGCTCAGGCCCTTACCGCCTTCAAGCCGCGAGGTTCTGGTCCGACAGCCGTCGTGCGATCCAGGCACGCAGCAGGTCTGCTCGTAGAACCACGGCTCGGTCACCGGCGAGCCGAATGGGGCGAGCGGGTAATAATCGATGCAGCCGTAGACCGGCTCTGGTGGCGGTGTCGGTTCTGGTTCTGGTTCAGGCTCTTCATCATCTCCAATTCCCCACTCATCACTGGACCAGCCGCAGACCTCGGCCAGTGTTGCCTCGTCCTCCTCGACCGGAGGGGCGATGTCGCACGGAAAAACCTGGTAGTGGTAAAACGCCAGGGCCGTGCTTTCCTGCGGCTCGCCCCGTTCCGATCCGACATAATTTGGAATTCCGGGGATCTCGACCGTCACGACGTCGTGAATACTGGCATATTCGGTGCGGATCGTCCCGGTGGCCTCACCGGCCCAGAACAGGGTATTTCCGGCGGCCTTGATGACCGGTGGATCTATCGGGCCGTTCGGGCCGAAGACCGTCCCCAGCCAGGTGCAGGCCAGGCCGGACATGACCGGCATCGTCAATGTTACCGATGACGCGGCCTTGACGTCTAGGTTCTCAGCCACCTGGCTTTCGACCAGCACCGTCTCAAGGATATCCCCGACTGACAGCCGCAGCGTGTACGGGATGGCTGGATGACTGCGGACGATCTTGAGATCAGTCTGATACGTCCCGGTCAAGCGACGCTCGCAGGCGGTCAGGTCGACCTCGACCTTCTCAGCGATCTTGTCGAGCGCTTCGGCCATGTCTTCGGGTGGTTCCTCCGCTGGTTCGGTCCCGCTCTCAATCGGGTCTTTGCAGGGCGACAGATCGAACAATGCGTCGATCATTCGCGCCGCTTCTCCGGCGGTTATTTTCTCATCGGGCAGGACCTGCTCAATGGTCAGCCAGTAGCCGTCCTCGGGGGCGATGATACCGGCGTTCGGATCGGCAACAATGTTGATGGTGAGGGAGTGGGTGGTCATATAATCCCGAAGCCTCCCATCGGCGCGGCTGTGACCTTCATCCCGCTTATATCAACACAGTATTTCATCGGGTCGATGCCGTCCCAGATATCTACCACCTCCCCGCTGCAGGTCGAATAGTAGACGTTGCGGGTCGAAATCTCCCGACACAACAGGACGATCGTCCGGTACATATCCGGGCAGAATGCCAGGGCCTCCTCGACACAGGGCGGGATCTCCAGCCGCAGCTGGTCGGTATCGGTGCTGCCGTCGGGCTCGATCCATGACGCGGTGATGGTGTTCTGCAGATTCTCGATCTTGTAGCCGTTGAGACGGGTCGGGCGTTTCGGGACATAGACCAGAATACCCTCCGACTCGTATTCCTCCTGTTCCTCGACCTGGACGATTTCCTGCTGTTCCTCCGTAAGCTCCTCCTCGGTCAGCGGTTTGTTGAGGATCATCTCCGAGACGTGATAATAGCCGCATGCCGTGCCATTGAGGCGCAGGCCGCCGAACACCTCGGTCGAAAACTCCAGCCATGAGCCGTGGTTGGTGATGGCCGGGCGGGGGATCTCTGCCCCATAGCGGTCGAAACAGGGGCTCTCCCATTCCCAGCTCAGATCCTCCATATAATAGGGGAGGTCGATCCGGTTGGAGTTATCTACAAACAATGAAAATTCCTTGTCCTTGCGGATGATCTGGGCCGTTCCGACCGTCCCGAGCGATGCGGTCAGGGCGTAGGCCAGGTCGGGGTGCGATGGCCAGGCATAGACACCCAGCCAGACATAGATGTCATCCCCGGCGAACCCGACCGGGCAGCCGGGCGGGCGCATGGTCTGAGCCGATTGGCCGGATACCGCCCTGGTCCACATTTTGTAGATGTCGCGGGCGGTGGCGTAGTAGGCCAGCCGGGACGGCAAAACTTGCTCAAGGCGCACCCAGACATCATCATCAGCGGCGGTCGTATCCTGCCCGGTAACAGTTATGCGCAATGACTCATAGCTCATTCCACAACCTCCAGACCGGTACAGAAATCAATGTCAACGTATTCGTCCTCGGGGTCGACGTGATCCGGGGGTTGATCGTCCGGGGATATATCTAAAGTATATCCAGTGATATAATTACATTCTCCTGTCTCTGCTCCTTCTGGTTGCTTTATCTCGATCACCTCGTTGCCGCCACTCCAGCGGGCGTAAAGATGGCTCTGAACGGTGTTCTCCGCCGCACCTGGACGAACCGGAAGGGCGAGCGTGTAAAGATGGCGATGGACCTTGTAGCTGACCAGCAATGTCCCGTACACCGCCTGCGCGATGCGGATCTTGCCATCAACAATCGTCACCGCCGGGTGGCTGAGGAAATCACCTTCAGGAGAATAGGCGGCCCCGAGCCAGGTGTAGCCGTTTATCTCCAATGGTGGGTATTCAGTTTCCAGTTGCAGTTGCAGATTGCACTGGATGGCCTCCTGGAAATCGCTCTCGTTGATCCGCCGTGGCCCGAGCGTTCCCCAGGTGCAGCCGATGCGGTAGTTAAGATCGGGGCGGCTCGGATAGGCGTAGACCGTGCGCGGCAGCAGGGTCGGGCAATTGGCCTCGGGCGGATCGGCGTTGAACAGCAGATGGTTGATGTATTGGAACATTGCGAACTTGGTGATGTAGCCGGTGTTGATGTCCCACGGCTCTTGTTCCAGGCGAACAAAATCGCCATTATCGCGACGATTACGGTTTACAACCGATATATTAAACGGTTTAAACATTACGCCTCACAAGCGAATACCAACGTGGCTAGGTTGCTGCTAAATGAAACAGTATTGGCCGGGACATTTCGTATCTCAAAAACCGGCACAGTGATTGGGTGTGTTTGAAATACAATAGTGTCGTTTTGTGCCCATGTGCCGCCGAATCCCGCTGCTTCAAGGGTAAAGTATGGTTTGGAAAAATTGGCGTTATTGGGGACAAAATCCGCCGATATGCCGCCCGAGCCAACAGAACCAACAGTATCGCCGGTAACAGTAAAAGTGGAGGCCGTTAAAAATGTAACCGTCCAAGTTTGCTCAATCGTACCCCGGTTGTTCATTATGACCGGATAGCCGCCCTCGTCATAAGTGCCAGCAGAGGAAGTCTCAACCCAATTACTTACTGTACATGCCAATGGAGTGGTGCCGGGATAAATACTAGCCACTTTGCTGCCAGCAGCATAAACATTGGCCAGGGCACTACTTATGGTCATGGTAATCCTGGCCCCCACCACCGAATCGATACTAACTATTGTGCGGGTTTCCTCGTTGCCAGTTGTACTAGTCGGGGTAGCCTTATCAGTTACAATAATTTCATCGCTCGCTCGGAATATCCCGGTAAGAGAAGAGTCTTCAACATCAACAACCAAAGTAGTTGTTGACTGAGATACTAGGGTTGCGGCCCCGTACTTATCCTCTGAACCGGTAAGGTCTGCTTTGGTGCCGCGTTGAGTAGATGGCACAAAATGGACCATGTCACCGGCGGGGGTGGGAGCAAATAAGTACAATTTCGGGTAATATACCGTATCAGAATTATCGCTATGTACTTTTGCAAATACCTTACGATATTTGGTAGACCCGGCCAATCGTTCCGCTTTAGGGACATTGGGGAACACATTTTCAACTGCCCCGCTGGTAATGGGGAGATGTGACAGTCTGCCACCATTGGTGTCGCCATCGTTTATAGTTGATGGGTAATAGAATTGCAGATCGGAATCGGTGACAGCCATCTTATACCTCCAGTAGTGTTAATTTACCAACGAATTTTTTAGTTGGGCTTTCTTCCTCGAATTGATGAAACGGCACAAGATCATTTGTGCTTATCACATACACATCAAATAACGCGCCTTTATAGTTTAACACAAGGGGTATTCCGGTTCCTTGCATAGCTTTAATCTGGTCTATGGTAGATTTGCACCACATCCCTTGTGTCGCCCCGTCCCTGTTCTGTGTTCCTAAAGTAAGAGTGCGTCCCCCAATCAGCGGCAGCACCCTCACATCAGACTCGCCCCCCAGAGATATCTTTTGGTCATATATCAGTGTGTCGGCTGTCTCGATGCCGGATAGATACATATTGCTGCTTATGAGTACCCCGCCCAATGTTATTGTCATGCCGCGTACCTTTCTTTTTCCCGCATAGCTTTTATGAACCTATTTACATCGTCATTGGTCCCCTGCAACCTGATTCTGTCACCACCATTGACTGTGATATTTAAATCAACCGATGATCCACTTTTCTTTAACTGGTTGTTTGGTATCACTGTACCATTGGTACTTGGTACAAACAACTCGGGGCCTTTTTCACCAATTATGTACGGGTTGCCGCCAGCAACCGGCCCGCCCACTGCTCGGCCAGGAATATCAATCCCGCCAACGGAACTGTCCAAACTTTTAGCGTCACCCATCAAATCTTTTAATTTCTGTTGCAGGGCCTCAAGTTTTCCTGATATTTCACCGGCCACATGGGCAAAAGTGTCACCGACCTGGACCCAAACCGCACCCAATTGACCAGTGGTATCATTCAATCCTTGCGATTGGGTGGCCAGGGCCTCTAACTTCGATTTATATTCATCGACTTGAGTTTCAAGGGCCTTTTTCTTTGCCTCAAGCTCTTCCTTGTGTTTGCGTTCCAGCTCTAGTATTTTTTCGCCAACTTCCTTGGTTTCGGTGGCTTTTTGGTTTATCTGGTCCTGTTTTGAGATTATTTCGTCTTTTTGTTCGCCTTCGCCCTCATAAATAGCTTTTAACTTTTCATACTCCTGGGCATATTTAGAAATATCCATGGCCCTGCCGCCACGGGACACCCTATCATAATATTCATAAATTTGACGGGCACGTTCAACCTCTTCTTGAGAAACTATCTTTGTCTCAGTAATCCCAGAAGTCGGCAGAGAACGAATGAGGTCGGCAGCCCGCTGCAATGCCGCCAACTGTCCGCCCCAATCCCCCGCTTTTGCCGCTTCTTCTGCCGCCACTTTATACTCATTAATCTGGGCAATTAAATCATCATACGCGGCCCCCTCGGTCATACCTTCACGAAAAATGCCCCTAAGTTCATCAGCAAGATTGCGTTCTTTTTCAAGAATCTGGGCGTTCTCTTTTTCCAATTCCTCTGATACCTTGGCGTACTCATTGATAATGGAGTCAATCGCAATGGAAAAACTATCAGCGACATTGCCCATGGTGGTGCTTACCTTAGCAAATTCATTGGACGGGTCTATTTTCAAAAGTTTAGATAGACTCATCTCCGCCTTACTGGTGTCCACATCAATCTTCGGTTTATTGCCGCTCAATTTGTCTTCAATACTTCTTTTCAATTCATCGATGCGGGCCTGGACCTTGGCTTCATCAAATTCAAATTCATACTTTTTCATGAAGTCAGGGTTGCCTAGATCGCTAAACATGTCTTTGATCTTCTGCGCCTGACTTATCATATTAAACGGATTATCCGGAAGAATATCCGGTTTCATCTGGTCAATCTGCTTCTGCAGCTTGGTTATTTCGAGTAATTCCGATCTAATCAAAGCGTACTTGGACATATCGAAATTTTTAGTATCAATGACACCCTGACCCCAATCAGTAAAAGATGTAGCCCCTTTCATAAGGTCATAAGCAGAAATAACATTGTTGATTATTTCTACCAGACCCCCCAATGCAGAACCAGCCATACTGGCATATTGACCTATCTCCACGAAAAATTGATAGACCATTTCCGGGTTTTCCGCAATTTTCTTCATGGAATCGGCTATCTTCTGTGATAACCCATCGATGATGGCCATGCCCTCTGCGCTGGTGCGAAATTCCTTCATGGAATTGGCAACAGAGTTGATCATATTAGAAATACTTTTAAACGAACCGTTGCCGTCCCCAATGTCTTTTAACAAAAGAATCCATTCATTGCGGGCATGGGCAATAGACCCCTGAAATGTTTCCATTCGCTTTGCCGCTGCGCCAGTATGAAGTTTTTCAAGGCCCTCGACCAAAGCAGGAATGCCCAGATCACTGGAGAGTTGACCCTTGGCAATTTTCTTGGTCATCTCCAAAATGGTCATGTCCAACTCAGAAGCCATAGCCCGAATGGCAGTGGGGACTTGCTCGGCAAACTGTCTGCGCAATTCCTCCATTGAAATAACGCCTTTGCCAGCCATCTGCTGCATGGCGATCGTGACTAACTTCAATTGCTCATCGGTACCGCCAAAGGCAGCAACAGAATCAACCAGGGACTCCAGGACACGTTTAGTATCCTGGATTCCGGCTGTTCGCAATTTTACAAAGGAATCAGTGAGAACGGCAATGCTGTAAGGAGCTTTCTGTGCCAGATCGACGATGTAGGCGAACGCCTCTTTACCACTTTCAGCAGAACCAGTGGCATTTTCCAACATTACGATGGTCTGCTCGATCGTGGAGTTAATACCAGTAAAAGCGGTAACGATGGCTGCAGCACCGGATGCAAGGGAGCTGGTAAGAGATGATACCTGTCGACCTATTTCGGAGATGCCCAAATATGTTAACCACTTGTTGCTGACCGGAGTGGCAAGAGTGCTGAACTGTTTTTTCAGCTTTTCAGCTTTTTGAGACGTACTATCAAATTGCCGGTTAATTTTCCCCAATTCCGACACTGCATTCGATTTTACGCTCAATTCAAGAGTTGCCATCTGCCTTTTCCTTTATAAATTCCAAAACCTTGCGAAAAAATGATCGTACCGCCAAGGATAATTCAAGTCTATCTGATTTTTCTACTTCAAAATAGGTATTCATGGCGTGACCAATGGCTATGTCATTCAAACCGACTGGCCCAGAAAACCCCATTACCATTTGATCCTGGCAGGTCAGGTATAGTGTGACCACCGGAATATTAAACTTGTGAGTTACTGGCCGACACGTCTGGCAAGGGGCATTTTCCTTGCCGTCGTAAAGCTCTATGCACATCTCACAATTGGCATAGGCGAACCAACGTGCCAGCTCCATTAGTTTTTTGAGGCCACCGCCATTTCTTCTTTAATTTCTTCCCGGTGTTGGGTGTGGCACTGCTCGACCCATTCCAGAAACCGAATTTCCTTACCATTTATGGTGATTGAATATCTGGCGGCACGCTCAATATCCTTGGGGAATTTTAACTCCTCGCCTTTTTCATTGAAAAAGTTGCCCCAACCGGTTAAACATTTTCTAGCCACCAGATTGGCGCGATTATAAGAGTTGATCGATACCGTAACTCCGCCATTTTCCGTGAAAGCCATATCAGACGACTTGGCCTCAATTGCCGCCAGATCTTCCAGCGACAGGACCTTGATATTTACAAAGCCCCCGTCTTCATCACCGGGAACTTCAACCCGTTTAATCTTATCTAACGTAAGTCTCATTTTGTTTCTCCGCGTGGTGGTTGTAGAATCCCCCCTCGCCCTTTGCCAACCACCACAGGAGGCAATCCGGGTCCGGGGGGAAGATGAAATTAACAGTCAGTAGCGTCAGTATAACCGAGAACGACCAACGGGGTTGCACCATGCACAGCGGTGGTGGCCCCGCCAGAAAAATCCGCAACAAGAGAAGCTTCGTCACCGACATCCGCCGTAAGAACAATGGCCCCGGCAGCAACCGACTCCGCTTTAAAATACATTGGGCCAGATTTGGTCGGGATGTTGTCGATGATCAGAGTATCCCCAACCTCAAAGCCCTTGGTAACAAAATCGGCAGAAGCCGAAGAAAGAGTCCTGGTAGCGGCAACATAAGAAAGATCCGTGCCCACTTTATGGGCTACAAACAGAACAAATGCGCCACCGGGCATATAACTGAGAGAACCGGTGAAAATGCCGTTGGGGCTATCCACTTTGGGGTCACTCATCGAACCAACATACAAACCAGCAGCCGCATCACTGATCAAATCGGGAGCAGAAAAATCGCACCCCTGCTTGACATATAGCCGGATGTCGGCAATCTTGGTGCTGTTGATGGCGGCATCCCGGAACTCTTCCAGGGACCCGTCGCCAGGGATGAAATTGTAGTTGATCTGGGTTTCCTCGTAGGTTCCACCGGACGGAACTACCAAGGCGATACGTCGACCCATTTCAGAAATTTTCTGTGTCTCCATCGTAAAACCAAGACACAGACCCATGCCCTGCAGGCCGCGTACCATCTTTTCACTGGTTGTGGCCGGATGAAGAATTACGGCAGCGTTCTGGCCGGCGACAAAATTAACGGGACTTACTTTAAGTGCCATAGTGGATTACCTCCTTAACAGGCGTTTGTAATGTTCACTCCGTACAGATATTGGTACGGAATAACAAAGTTATGCCGATAAAGGTCGGCACCTTCTAACTTCCCAACCGAACTAAACTCTGGCTCTCCGAATGAGACTCCCAGAACACTGTCCGTAACTAAAATAGCGGCTAAACGTGAAGCAATTTGCTTGGCTTTATTGGTGCCTATCCCGTATTTGGTGTCAATATCGATGATTATATTGCCGTTGACCAGCCGTACATCAGACCCCATCTCAAAAGGTTCAGATGAAGAATCTACTTCCGAGATCATTATACGTTCACCTTCAGGGGGTGCAGTATTTTCATAAACTACTGATACGATGGTGAAATTGTCGTGTATATACTTCTCAATGGCTGCCCTAAAACTGGTATAGTCTATCATTTTATGGCCTTCAACAGTTTGTTAAGTTCAGCTTCGATCTTAATTTTAGCCTTCAACAGGGCATGTGAAGGGGTCCTGTTGCCGGGACCCTCCCCATTTTCCACATACGAGGCATAAGGAACATTATTAAATAAATAAAACCTTTTATCCTTAGTGATGCGAAAATTAAAATCGGGTGTCTGCGGTTTGGGCTTATGCCCCGGTTTCGGTACGTAAGACGACCGGCGATCCCTGGACAGCTTCCAAGAATGGCGCAAAAGACCAGTATCAACAGGAGTGCTTGCCACGGCTGTTTTCCAACCCGCTTTTGCCGCACGGGTAACGGCATCGCTGGCCTTGGCCCCGAGCGCTTTTAACTCGGCCCGGACTTGCTGTGTAAAGTTTGTTCCAGCCATTAGATAATCTTCTCCGTTCCCAACACATACCGAGATTTATACTGGTCGTATCGGACCCCGATTACTTTAAAACTTTCCCCATCAGGATTTACCACGACATCCCCATTTTCCGGGATTACATCCTCTAGGTCCAAACTAGAAACAGTAAAAAGAACGCTGCCCTTGTACATTTCCTTTTCAAAGGTGTTTTTGGCATCTTCCTGGGTCATATCCACCGGAAAATTATCATCATACACCGTAGTAATTACACCAGTGGTGGTGTTGTACGACTCACTAAGGAATTTTTTAAATATGTGAGTTCCCGCCGTAAATTTTTTAATCAACCGTTGCGCCATGGCAGGGAATTTGACACTGTACATAGCCTTATACCCGTGTTAAGGTTATTTCGCCAGATTTTTTGGTGCACAAGGTTTCCATCAACACATCTGGGTATCCCAGGGATCGCCGCGTGGAGTACAGGGGAACCGATCCAGAGTATTCAAATTCTTCTTCCAGACTCCCGACTTTACTGCGCTCCATTTTAATTTTGCCCCGGTCAGCATCAGTGGACGAAACATCCCCAAATAAATTGCCGGACATGTCGGCCACGGCATAATAAGCAACGGCCTCCTTAATATCGGCAGGAATAAGCAGAGAATCGGTCCAATCAACATCGACACAGGTCCACTGGGTCTGGGCATAAACCGATGCCTTGGTTATGTGACTTAATTTCAGCGCATTGGATAAGGCTACCCAATCAGCAAACTGGGCCAGAATAACATCGGCCTCTGCGGGGGTGATAACGGCTCTATTCATTTTGTAATTACCTCTACAGTGGTTTTTTCATCAATCACTTTCGTATCAACCGCATCACTCACCGGGTATCCGACAATATAGCCCAGCAGTTCCCCGCTCGGTAGCACAAACGCAGTCTGCCCATCCGTCTCCACCTTGATTACCTCGAAGTCAGCCGATACCTTTGCTGTCAGCCGGTCGGTCAGGGTTTTGATATAGTCTCTGGTAAACGGCACCCGGATATAGCCTTCCTGAATCCTCGTGCAATTGTGCTGGAACATATCCTCGTCACGCACTGCATCCCTGCGGAGGACAGTGCCGAAATAGACAGTCTTCCGCGCGTCAACTTCAGAGGTCTTGAGGGCTTCGCGGGTTGTCTTGACTCGGAGAATGACGGTCTGCATGTTGTCGATGTAGCTCATATCAGCCCCCTCAGTGTCAACTCTTGTTCAATCCACGCCTGATACTCTGCCAAGGTTGCCTTGGGAGGCATGGCTATAATGGCTGTGCGGGGGTAATTCCCAGCGAACTGACTAAGGTTATTCAATGCTCCAATCTGGTAGGTTGTGCCTATCGGTGACGTTGCTTTCGCGCCTGCGGTCTCGTTATTTACCCATGCACCCCATGCCTGCCAAGCCCCGCTTGAATACTCGCGTACCTTGACCGATATCCCCATCGCGGACTTGACGATGATAGCTTGGAATTTCTCAGCCGCTGTGTGGGTATAGGCTGCACTTGCCGCATTGTCAGTTGCCGTCTTCCGTAGATTAACACCTATTGCCGTGGCTGTCGTGGAGACACTGAGCAGGTTGTCTGCATCAACTCTGGTTGAGAGCAATGTGGCCGTCTGCCCTGCCGCCGTTGCCACACATTCGAGGTATAGCCCAAAATCCTGCCCAGTACTCGGGAACACCCCAGCCGTACTAGCACTATTCACACTCGCCACCCTCGTCTGTGCGGCTGCTGTGTCGGCTGCCGGGGCTATGATGGAGGTGCAGAAGGCGGACTCTTCTAGCTGGGGGAGGATGAAGTAGACTATGGAGCCAGGTTTGGCAATAATCCGAGACGTCCTAGCTACGTCGAGTGCCCCATCATGGATAACTCTTGTATATTGTGCGGTTGCATTGAATAGAGTCGTTAAAGTTATTCCGGCCGAATCAAATCCCCACCTAAAATCACCAGTAGACCTTGCATATACTGATGCAACGTGTTGATTGGTATTTACAGATGATCCTGAAATAGTTGCATTTGCGTCCACTACGCCAGCACTATTATCCAACTTATAAACCATCCCAGAGGTGCAGATATCGCTCAGACCGGCAGCAGTCAGGGCAGCAGCATCGTTGACCACACTCAGGACTGAGGCAGCATCGCCTGACTTCGTGACATTCGTCAAGTCAGTAGGATTACTCTTCCTGCACGTACACTTATTCGTCATCGCAGGTTCGATCAGCATCCCCAGGAAGGTGTCAGCGGTCTGGATCGTGCGGAGGCCCTTGCGGGTGCTGATGCTGCGGGTTATGCCTGCTGTGGGCGGAAGCCAATTCGTACCACTCCATGCCCCACCTTCCACTGCAGGATACCCCGCTGGTGTGCGACGGAGGATACCGTTCTCGTCGGGGACTATGGCCTGGCCGCCGGTGTAGGTGAATAAGGGGTTGCTGATGCCGTTGTGGATGTCGGAGATATAAGGGTCAATAATATAGGGCGGTAAGTCTGAACGTTTCTTTTTCCGTGAATAATATAAGGCAATAGCCAGCAGTCTGGGCGAATACCATTTGGTTTTTATTTTGGGCCGAGTTATCATTTTATCCTTCCCTTAAAAAACGGTGCCCTTCAATTTCAACAATAAATGTCATACTGGGTGCCCAATACGGGGGTGATAACGGCTTTGTTCATTTAAACTCTCCTGAACCATCCGCGAAATGCTTCATGGCGTGGATTGTTTTTATAGTATATGTATTGTTCGCCATTCATACAATTTAACAAAATCTTCTCGTTATCAGTAAAACATCCGGGACTGTATGTAAGATACCGTTTCAACGTGTTTAGCGTATTTTTTCCATTGCGCCCATCAACTACTATATCAGGATATGTAGATCCCCCAATATTCTGCATATTTAACGCAGTCTGCATGAACCGAACTGCATCCATAACATCCAAGTTGACTGACGTATCAAAAAGCTCAATAGCGACGTTTGGGGATATTTTGGCTACTTCATCCCCGCCCATACGATCCCAAAAATTAGTTCTATAAAACTTCTTCACAGCCGGTATCAGGGCTACGGCCAATTTTTCCGGGATACGTCCATTATTTTTATATTTATCAATGTACTGCCACCCCACCCACGATTTCCAGTACCGTCGCGAGATACCCCAATACGTTTCTTCCCCCGGATCCCCAGGAATTTTAGTGAGGACTCTGCCTTCAGTATCTAAAGTGGCGGAACAAGCCATTTCAAATATCTCATCGACGGTCATATTCTAATTCCCCCTGTTCCAGGACCACTTAATTTATTGTTTATTTCGGTCATTTCTCTGCCTCCCGGCGTCGGTCGGATTCGCGGTGGCGGGCGACGTCCGAGCTGCGGTCTGAGGCCTGGGTCAGGGCGATCTGGTGCAAGGCCTCGGACAGGGCCTTCATCTCCCGCGTCACCGTGTCGGACAATTTTTGGATATCTTCCTTCAATTCCTCGTTGGCGGCGATGACGTGGGAGATCCGGATGTCGCGCCGTTCGTTGCAGGACTCGCTCATGTGGTCGTGGGCGGCGTAGGTCAGCACCCGCAGCTCTCCCTCGGGGCTGAATAGCACCTGGTCGTGCTTGTCCACCTTTGCGCTGATCCGGCCGTATATGATCCCGCCGGAGAACACCCCGACCAGCCATGTGAGGATGAACCCCGCTATCGTCAGATGCTTTTCTTCGATCTGCATCGCTGCCCTCCGTTATTGATCCGACCGCCGGTAGGGGGAAAAAATTGTAAGCAGTCCACCCAGCCACAGGTGTCGCACGCTCCCGGACGGAGCAGCAGGGATCCGCATTCGGGGCAGCGCATCACGGCCTCACGCGATCGCCAGCCCGGTGCTGTCGACACCGGGGATGTGCAGCGAGTTGGGGGTGATCGCCGCCGGACCGCAGGACCGATAGCGTGCCCAGGCCAGCATCCCGAACAGACGCAGGGCCTGACGGGCCGACCATGCCTGGGCTGATGCACCGGTGATGTCGACCGTCACCGCCTGCAGCAGATCATCAAAAAAGCGCTGCGGATTACCGACATAGACCGGGATGTAGGGGCCGTAGATCGCGGCGTATTCGGCCCGCAGCCGCAGCGAGGCGATGTTCCATGCCTGATCGATGCGGTATGGGGCGAGCAGGTAGCCGTACTGGTAACCGAAATCGTGGAGCAGCGCCCCCTCGAGCAGGACCCCGAACGGCGACAGCAACCCCCATAACGGCCGGGGGATCGAGGCCCCGTCAGTGACAAATCCCCGCGGGACGATGACGCGCAGCCCGCCGGGCATGATGACGATCCAGTCCTCAAGCAGCCGCACCCGAGGGGGCGTGGTCAACCCGGCCCACAGCTGACCCAGCCACGATTTTCCATGGAAGTCGTAGGCGACCCGCTCGTAACTGGGCGGGGCGATCTGGCTGATCCGTTGGTTGGCAATCATGATGTCCCCTTGCGGAAATATTTGTATCCTATTCTGGCGACCGCAAACACCATGGC